ATTATAGAATTAAAATAACTATTTTGAAATTGGGATTTAGATAAACCAATAGATTTGTTTTCTTTCCTAGTTTCTGATATATAAAACAAACATTCATTTGACAGGCTATAAAACAAAATGTTTTATTATGCTTAATTAAAAAGGAAGTCAGTATGCCAATCTGGAGCGATTTTTTTCGTCTATTCCAATATGCTACAGAAAAAGACCCTCTGTCGGCTCGCAAAGATCCAAGAAACTTTGGTACTGCTGGCATTGCACAGCCAGAAGCATTAGGTACAGATTTTGAAAGCGGTGGCGGTCCAGGCGGTCAAACAAGTTATCGCCAAACAAACGACATGATCGACACAACTACTTTGTCGAATCGTGCAATGAGATACAAAGAATACGAACGCCTACGCAATGTTCCAGAAATCGAACTTGCTGTAACGGTTTTTTCGGATGAAGCTTGTGTGTCAGGTGATACAAAAGTATCAACTCCATTTGGATTTATAACAATCAAAGAACTCGCAGAAAAAAGATCAGAAGAAAGATTTTTGGTTTATTGTTATGACTTTAAGAAAAAAGACTACACTCTTGGTTGGGCTTTTGCTCCAAGATTAGTAAAAAAAGAAAAAACAATTACAATCATTTTAGATGATGGATCAAAGTTCACAGCAACAAATGATCACAGAGTTTTACAAAAAGATGGAACTTGGATCGAAACTGGAGATCTTAAGTTTGGCGATGATCTTATGGCATTTTATCGTTTGCCAGCTACTGCAAAATTGAAACATAAACAGTTTCCAAGATTGTTTTCAACAAAAAGAGGATGGATTAGCGAAAGACAATTTGTTGATGATTGGAAAACTGGAAAAACTGATGTTGCCTACGAAAAAGCTAATCGCGTATTAAGAATGGTATGCGGAGGACTTACAACCAGACAAATCGCTAAGGCTCTAGAACATGATTGGTCCAGTATTGAAGGATGGATTGAAAAAGAAGGATTTACATCTAAAGAAATTCGCCGACTTATGAAAAAAAATGACTCCAGAAGAGTTGTTGGAATCGAAGAAGGTGAAATTCAAGATGTTTATGACATATCTGTTGAAGAACATAAATGCTTTGCAACAGATTCTGTAATTCTGCATAACTGTCAAAAAGATGAAGATGGAAATATCTTTAAAATCAGAGCAGAAAATGATGAAATTCGTGAAGAAGTAGAATTTTTATTGTTGCATAGAAAAATGCTTAACATGAACCGAAATGGATGGACATGGTTCAAAAATCTTTGTATATCTGGAGATTTTTTCTGTGAGATTGTTATAAATCCTGAAAATCCAAAAGAAGGAATCTATCGAACTGTACCTTTGCCTCCTGAAACAATGTATCGAATTGAAACTGTTAAAGGTAAATTAATTGAATTTCAACAAAGCAAAGAAGGTCCGGATTACCAAGCTTTAATCAAAGGTCCAGTTAACGGACAAGATGATACGGAACTAAACCAAACAACAGCTATTCGTTTTGCTCCAAGTCAAATCGTTCACTTTAGAATTGGAGATGATAGAAAAACATTCTTCCCTTATGGACAAAGTTTAATCGAACCCGCTCGTGGACCGGCACATAGCTTAAGGCTTATGGAAGATGCTATGGTAGTGTACAGACTTTGTCTGGTAGGCGATACGAGAATTAGAACGTCTGATGGATACAAATACATCAAAGATGTTACAAAAGAAGATTTTGTTTATTCGTACAATGAAAAAGGTCAAACTGTAAAAAACAAAGTAGTTAATTTTATAAACAACGGAACAAAAGATGTTTATAAGGTTCGCACTAAGCACGTAGAAATTACAGGGACTGAAACCCATCCTTTACTAATCAACAGAGATGGCGTAATTCAATACGTTGACATTAAAGATTTGATTGTTGGCAAAGATAAAATAATCAATGTAAAAAGAGATGAAGAAATCAATCAAATTGAAATTCCAACTATTTTTGGAGAAAAATGGGCTAAACTAGATTTTTCACAAAGAACTGCTTTTAGAAATACAATATATCAAAACAAATCTGAGCTAATGAGAAAATGTGGAAATCCTGAAAGAGTTAAACAATTTCTTTATAGCGAAGGAAAATCATTGCCTTATCAAAAAGCTATTGAAATATGCGAAAAATTTGATTTGGACACAACCAAGTTAATTATATCCAATAAAAATCAAATTAATTCTGAGCGACTACAAGTTCCAAAGCATGTAGATGAAGATTTCGCTAGATTATTTGGCTTTTTAATTGGCGATGGATCAATTAGAAAAAGTGGATATCAATTAAGCTTTACAGCAGGCATCAATGATGTTCAAAATATTTTTTATAAGAATTTGCTTGAAAAATATTTTGGAAAAGTTAGATTTGAAAAAGAAAAAAGAAGCAATAATGAAATCTTAGGAAATTACACAGTCGATTCGGCATTCGCATGTAAAATATTTTTCTCAATGGGATATATTCCTGGAGCTAGAAATAAAAGAATTCCAAGCTGGGTTTTTACGGCTCCTTATAATATTCGAAAAGCATTTGTAGAAGGAATATCTGATGCTGATGGTTGCGAAAGACACACAAAGGCAAAAACTTGGTTTTCTACAATCGAACTATGTAATAAAAAACTTGTCGAAGATATAAAAGAAGTTTGGTCTTCAATTGGATTGTGTTCAGGAAAATTAGTGCATCGAAAAAGAAATGGTGGTCATGTAATAAAGGATGGCAGAAAAATGAAGCCATCAGAATCTTACTCTGTAACAATTTCTGAGAAGCCTCTTCCGACATATGAAAATGTAATTTCAGTTGAACCTGTTGGACAAGAAGAAGTTTTTGATATAACAGTTGAAAATGAACTTCACAATTTTATCGCAAATGGGATTCCAGTACATAATACGCGCGCACCTGAGAGGAGAGTGTTCTATATTGATGTTGGTCAATTGCCACCATTTAAGGCAGAAGCTTTTATTGATCGATTAAAAGATCAATTCAGGAAAAGGAAAGTAACAAGCAATCGTGGCGTTGGCGCTAATCAAGTTGAAGAACGATGGATGCCACCTGCCCAAGATGAAGACTATTGGTTGCCAATTCGTCCAAATAGCAATACAAGAATCGATACGCTTCCAGGTGCACAAAACCTTGGAGAAATTGATGATGCTGTCTATTTTAGAAATAAACTTTTAATCAGTTTGAATTTTCCAAAAAATTATTTCAACAATGAAGATCCAGGCGCAACAAGAATCACCTTATCTGCTCAAGATGTTAAATTTGCACGCATGATCGAAAGATTGCAAAGCCATTTTGAAGATGGAATTCTTGAAATCGCTGAAAAACATTTACAGTTGCGTGGATTCCCTGAAGAAAGCTATACCGACTTAAGAGTTAAAATGACACCTCCATCGGATTGGAGAGAGCTTTCAAGAGCAGAAGTTGTAACAGCGCGTTATAACAACGCAGGAGCCTTGAAGGGCAGTCAATTAATGGCTGATTACGATATTGTAACAAAAATTTTGAAATATTCTCCAGATGAAGCAGACGAAATGCTTGCAAGATTAAAATTACAAAAACTTGAGGATCTTAAACTTCAAGTTCTTTCACAAAACCCTCAATTGCTTGGCGTTGGAATACCAAGTGCCGAGTCTAATCAAGGTCAAGGAGAGCTTGGATCTGAGTCTGGTGGACCTAACACAATGCCCTCTCCAGAAGGTCCAGAAGGGCAGGGTCAAGAAGGTCAACAGGGTCAAGAAGGACAAGAACAGCCACCGCAAGAAGGTCAAGGAGAACAACAACCTTCGCCACAACCAGAGAAGCAATCGCAAACTATCAATTTGCCTGAGCCAAATGAAGACGAAATTAAAAAATATGATCTTGAACTTCAAGACTATGAAGACGAACAAGATTATGAAGACATTGATTACAGCGTAGGTGAAGAATAATGATGGTAGGAATAAATCAATTTCCAATGATGGCAATGAACAATAAACAAATTGTTCATCAAGGATCAAAAGCCGGTTGTTTTCATTGTTTGAGAATTTTTGATGTAAGTGAAATTAAAAACTATACAGATAATGAAAAAACCGTGATCTGCCCATTATGCGGAGTAGATTCGGTTGTTGGGGATATGTGTGGATTTGAATTAAATGAAGATATACTTAAAAAAGCATATAAAACTTGGTACATGAAATAAAGGCAACTTTAGGAATTGAACCCAAATTTTATAGTTTGTTTCTTTCCTGATTGTCTGATTTTTGAAGTCCGAGTCAGGAACATTCTATAAAAGTCATCTAGACGTTGCCATGCATTACATTATACGGTCCAAAAAAATAAGATCAAGAAAAAACTCAATTTTTTCTTGATCTTATATAAAATTAATCAATATCTTCTTGTCTGTCATAAAAATATTGCTTGATGTCATTGTGCATTCCAGTTTTATCTGAATTCCACTCATAAACATCATTTATCATTTTTACATCATTTTGTGGATCATAATCATAATTCAAAATTATATCATGGCGATCCATGTATTTTCTATTTTTCAAAGATCCATGCCAGAGATGACAAATGTCAACTGGTACGTAATCCAAAACAAGATTTTTTGCTTGAACTGCATCTCGCCATTTGTTCAAATCAACTTTCATATTGTCATTGAACTTGCTGGCAAATCCATGTATGTCCCATGAATTTAAATAACAATCAACAAAAAAAGTATCGCCACTTCCAATAATGTTTTTGTCGTACAATCCACCAATATCTTCAAACGATTCACGTTTTGCTGCCCATGCAAAACCAGGTGCAGAAAAATGCAATTCTCTACTACGACGACGTTCTAGCCAATTTTTATGAATCTTCCACTGCCAAATAACGCTTTGAACATTTGGAATTTTACTTCCGTCATATGAAAGCATGTCTTTAGGCATATAATAAACTTTCTTGAACAATTGAACAACATCAGATTTTTGAAGTTTTTCAACAGCTTGTTCAGCCCAGTCTTCTGACTGAAACAAAACATCACAGTCTACCCATGCATAATATTTGCAATTATCTGGCAATCTTGAAACGCCAAAATTAATTAGACGCTCCTTTTGCCACATGATACTATTGCTTTTTAAGCGGTGTACATTTGAACCTTCTGGTATGTAAAAAGGTCCGCCGTTGAATGCGCATTCAACGGTTATCATTTTAATTCCTTGCCGCTTTAATTGTTCGGCAAATATAAAATAATTTTTCAATAAAGAAGAATAACCAGCAGGATTAAAAAATACAGTTATTACACAAAATTCGTCCATTGAAGCTCCTTCTTGTTACGATGAGACATGTAACATTTTATTTAGCTTAAATAGAACATAAATAATTTTATTATCCTATAGGATTATGAAATGAATCTGCTGGGTTAGGAGACACAACATCGGCATCATCGTCTTCTTGACCTAGATTGTCACCAAGACCTTTTGAAATGGTCCTACGACCTCTAGTGGCTGCTCTTCTAACATCTGATGCGAAGTCGCCATCTTTGAAACTTGAAATATTATATTTATCTAAAATTTGTTGTATTTGAGGATCAGCTTGTGCTTGTTGATTTAACCAAGAAATAACCTTGCTGCTTTTTCTTGATAAAAGAACTTCAAAAACTTCCATCGCTGCAAGCAAAGCACCTTTAGCATCTTGTCCCAAACTCGACTTTCCCATAATACTTGTTCCAATATCCATCGCAGTTGACTCTTTTAATTGTAAATAATCTTGAAATGTTTTCATTATGTTCCTCGTTTTTGGCTTTACATGCATACTATATACTTAGTGAAGAGGGATTTTAATATTTCTAATAGAAAATTTTGACATCGGGTTAATACATAACCTCATCACAAGCAATACTTGCGCATGAGGAATTCAACAAAAGCACAGGGAGTCTATTGATTATGAAAAGAAAATTAATCAGCTTCGATGCATTTAAGAAGATCGAAGAAGCATCATTGACAAATGCCCAGAAAGAATTAATCGGGGCTGAAGAAGTTCTGGCAAAAACTCTAGGTGTAGATAACTTAAAGTTATTCACATTTGGAGAATCAGACGTGACATATCAAGCTCCAGATGGCAGCTTTGTTCACGCAACGTATGAAATTAATAATGAAAAACTGGTTCTTGAAAACATTGAGCAATTAGTTATTGAACAAGAAAGCGAAAAGAAGTCTGCTCGACAAGTTCTTTCGAACATGGTTGATTCACTTCTTGAAAACAACGAAGCTAAAGCAGGTCAGCTTTTCGAAGCTTATCTTGGAATGCCTTTCGTTCGTCGTGAACTTGTTGTTAGTGAAGCATTTAAAATTTCTGTATCGAAACCAGGCAGTCGTAAAACATCACCGCTTAAAGGCAAAAAGCAATCTCGCACATTGGTCGCTAAAAGAATTCGTGCGCGTATGCAAACCTTGGCTCACATGCCAAAGAGCGAAAAAGAAGAACTCAAGAGACAACGAAAAAACGCCTCAAGCAAATTGGGATCATCGAAAAATCCTCGTTACAGAACATATGCACGTAAAATTAAGCCATCTACCATGAAAGAATGGGCTATGATGTGCGAAAATGTTATGGCATATCTTGACTACAAAGAATTCGGACCAGTTATGAACGAATCTTTAATTCAAACAGATGTTAAAGGTAATGTTGTCGGAATTGCTGTCCCAACTGCTCAAAAACGCAACGAAGGAAAGATTTTGACTTTCAATTGGAAGACACTTGACAACGAAGTCAAAGTTCTTCGTGGAAAAGCAAAGCATATTTCTGAGGATCAGGTTTTCGTCAAAGCAATGACCGATCTCAAGCGTTATAATAATATTTCCGATAATGGTTCATTAGAAGAAACGCTTGAAGCAATTGTTAGCCGTTGGCCAAACATTCTTTATGTAACAGAAGAAGAACTTTCGGAGCAAATTGCTATTGCTTTAGAAACAGCCAATGTTACAAACTATGATGACGCAACTTGTAATTTTATGGCTGAGGCAATTCTTCGCACAGCACATAATACCTACACTGATCGAGTTCGCAAATTAGGTTCTTTGGCTGGAGCCACAACAGACGTTACCGCTGAGTGTAAAACATGTGAAGATTCGTATAAAGAATTTGCAGTTGTTGCTAGTAGTTTCTTCAATAAAATTGATGAAACCGATAAAGCAGATCTTCAAGTTTTTGCAGATCTTTACAAGTCCTTAAACGAAGTTCGTCGTTTGGCTGTCGAAAGTGGCGATGAAGCTACAAAAATTCAAGTCGAAGGATTCATGAGAGAATGTGCCTTTATTCTCAATCGCGAGTCTGATATCGATCTGAATATGGCTGAAACTATCACAAATTACATTGTTGATTTTGTTGAAGCAAATTTAATGGGTGCTGAATTGGATTGGGAAGTTTCTGCCGTTCATCACACTATTAACGGAGACCATCCACGTACCGCTTACAACGCAAGTGTTACCGATGCCGTTCCTTCTAAGTTTACAGGAGATTGGGGCAGTCCTGCTCCTGTTTCTGATGGCAAAAACTATAATGGCGGTTTAGATGACGAAATGAGAGGAAATGCCTTTGGAAATATTTCTGGTGGCGATGAATGGCCAGAACTGAGCAACCCTTATGTTCCAAAGTCTGCTGATTATAAAATGAAAGAAAAGTCCGCAGTAGATGACGGAGATAATGATTATAGCCGTTGGCAATCAAATGACACTTGGCCAAATCTTAAAAATCCATACGTTCCAGACAACATGGCTATGGATCCATCCAAGTATAAGGCAAATTCCGATGACTTGGTTGCAGATACAGCGAAGCGTAAGGTCTAATTTAAAAAAGGAGTACGTCAATGGAAAAGTTAAGCTTGTACGTTGACTGCTGTAATAATGGCGGATTTGAATTGAACCTGAACGAGTCAACTACCGATAAGGGGTTGACTAAGTTCAGGGGTAAATTCCAAGAAGCCGAAGCAGTTAATAAAAATAAAAGAATCTACCCATATGCTGTTCTTGATGAAAATGTCAAGAAATTAGTCCCAATTGTAAACGCCCGTGGACTCGTTGGTGAATTAGATCACCCTACTGATTCAATTATTCACTTCGAAAAATGCTCACATGTTATTACTAAACTTTGGTGGGATGGAAATAGCCTCATGGGAGAAGGCGAAATTCTTAATACGCCACATGGCAAAATCTTAAAAAGTCTATTATCAGACGGAGTAAGGGTCGGAATTAGTAGCCGTGGAGTAGGAAACGGTAGAAGTGATGAAAATGGTATCCTTATTATTGGTGAAAGCTATAAGCTAATTACGTTCGATGCTGTCGCTGATCCAAGCACCTACAACGCCTTTCAAGAAAAGGTCGTTGGAAAGAAAGAATCTTATGATGCAACACCTTCATATGAAATCAATAAAAATATGGTTAAAAATGAAGGTAGCCGCATACATAATGTTAATAAACAAGCGTTAATCGCATGTTGCAGTGGAATCATTGAACAGCAATCAAGCAAAATCAAGGCAAAGCTGCGATAAATTAATGATCTTACCAAACACGATAGAAAATTATAAAACAGGAGTGAGGTTTGAATATGGACAAGATTACAGAAGCATTGAAGAAATTACTGCCTGAATCTGAGATTAATGAAGTCGCAGCCTCTATTAATGAATCATTAGAGCAGGCTAAAGCTGAATTAGAGCAAGAATATAATTCTAAACTTGAAGAAGCATATACCGAGCTAACTGGCGAATTGACAGACGCAGAAAAGATTGCAGAAAAAGGCTACGAAGAAGCCTATGCAATCATCGGCGACCTTCGAAATCGTCTAGAACTTCAAGGTGAAGAATATAAGGCTGCATTAGAAGAAGGCTACGAAGAAGCATACCAAATGCTTAAAACAGAAAAAGATAAGAACCAACAGCTTGAAGTCGAAATGTATGAAGAATACGACAAAAAGCTCGGCGAAATGAAAGAATATATCGTCGATAAAGTTGATCAATTTCTTCAATATAAAGGTCATGAAATTTACGAACAAGCTAAACGCGATGTTCTTAATGACCCACGTATGGCTGAACACAAGGTCACACTTGATAAAATTATCGACCTTACAAGCAATTACATCTCTAATGATGAATTCGCTGCTGTTTCTTCCAGTAAGTTAGAAGAAGTTAATAAAGCTGTGGAAGATATGAAGGGACAACTGCGTATTATGGAAGCCCGTAATATTCGTCTGTCAACTGAAAATACCAAGCTGAACGAAGCCGTGCGACAAGCACAAGATCTTATCACAGAAAGCCGCAGGGCTGTCACACGTGAAAAGAAATCAGGTGTTATCGCCGAGCAGAAAGAAAGAGTTGAAAAAGCAAGGAACGTAACGGGGAGAGGTAGTGCAACTAATGATGGTGTTGTTATTTCGGAATATGCAGCATCAACAAACAATGACATGGATCAAATGTTGGTTCTGTCAGGTGTTAAAAAAGCCTAAACAAAGCTACTCCAAGTTAGTAATTTAATTATTTTATGAAAAGAGGATTACTCTAAGATGAACGCAAATTCAAGATTTTTAAACGAAGCTAAGGAGCTAGAATCACGTTGGGGCAAGACCGGACTCCTTCAAGGTATCGAAGACCGTTACGTTCGTTCTGCCACAGCAGTTCTGCTCGAAAACCAAAGACTCATGAACGAAGTTAGCACCGACACTGGTGACGTTGCTCAGTTCAAGCGAATCAGCATCCCACTGGTTCGTCGTATTTACCCACAATTGATCGCTAATAAGATCGTCAGTGTTCAACCACTGCTTGGTCCTACCGGCTTAGTCTACTATCTCCGCTTCCGCTATTCTAGCAACAAGGGTTCTACCCGTGGTGCTTCAAATAATGGTGGATTTCCTGGCGACGATGCCAACAGCTTAATGCAATTGGCTGATGGTACTGCCAATCTGGACATCTTCTATTCTAGCCAATATATCCAAAACGAAACAACTTCAACCGATGCCGGTAATGATGCTGTTTCAACCTACTCGCCACTTGAGCATACGCCAATTTTGGCTGGTACGGTTACTGGTACGATTTATCTTGGTGCATCAGCCATCCAAACATTCGTCGTTTCGTCAAGCGGAACATTCACTTTTCACGACATTGGATCTCCTAGCGTTAAAGTTACCTCTGGTACTTTGCTAAACAACACCGGCGAACTTTCCTTGACTTGGAATAATAGTGCTCCTACTGCAAATCACGTTGTTATCTCTTATGAGTACAACATGGAATGCCAACAAGATCTTCCTGAAATCAATCTCGTTATTGAATCAGAAGAAATTGCTGCTAAGACACGTAAACTCAAGGCTGTTTGGAGCTACGAAGCTCAACAAGACCTTCGCAGCCAGCACAATCTGGATGCCGAAGCTGAGTTGACTGCCGTTCTTGCTCAAGAAATCAATCTTGAAATCGACCGTGAAGTTCTTACCGACCTTCGTAACAACGCTGGTACGGTTACGGCTTGGGATTTCAACACAGCCCTTGGCGAAACGATCAAAGAAAAGTATGAATCACTTTACGTCAAAGTCGTTGAAGTTTCCAACGTCATTCACCGTAAAACGCTGCGTGGTGGTGCTAACTTCCTAGTTACAAGCCCTGAAGTCGCTTCGATCTTCGAAACAGCTACAGCCGGTTTCGCTCCTGCTCCTTCTGAAACTTTCACAAGCAGCTTAGGCATCCAATACGTTGGTACTGTCAACAATCGCTGGAGACTGTACAAGGATCCATTGTTCCCAACCAATCAAATCTTGATGGGATATAAGGGCGACTCCTACATGGATTCCGGATACTTCTATTGCCCATACGTTCCACTAACCCAAACGCCAGTTGTGCTCGACCCAGAGTCCTTCTGCCCACGCAAGGGTATTTTAACCCGATATGGAAAAAAGTTATTGAGAGAAGGCGCAAAATTTTATGCAAGAATGTCAATCGCAAATTTTGTGATCTGATTTTGTCGCAAGTAATTGCGAAACAACAACTTACAAAAACCCAGCTATTTCTAGCTGGGTTTTTTATTTTATTTTCAAAAAAATCTATTGTCTTTTTTGTTTGTTTTGACTATATTGTTTAAGACATAGGTGCAAAAAAAACAAATTCAAGAAAGGGCGAAGTATCATGAACATGAATGATTTCGAAAAAACATTTGCTGGTCTTAAACAATCTGAAAAAATAAAACTAAAATGTGATCATCCTGACTGTTTAAATCCAGAAAAAGTTATTGGCAGAGAAGCAGCAAAAAGGAATATTCTGAAAAATGGTGGAGAAAAGTTTGTTTGTGGCAATTGCGAAAAAAGATTCAACAATCCAATGAATAAAATTGGACAGGGAAGAAAAAATTTAGGAGAATTAAATGTTCTTTGTCCAAAATGCAAAAAAACAAGAAAAATGAATGCGTCTTGTTATTTTGGAGTTCTATCTGAGCCATATTCACAGATTTGTGGTTCATGCTCTCAAATTGGAAAAGAAATAACTGATGAACAAAAACAAAAAATTAGCCAAAAGCTCATTGGCAGAAGCTTGACAGAAGATCACAAAAAAAATATCAGCAAGTACATGAAATTTAACGTAAATGGAATTGAACAAGGTAAAAGAAATTTGATTCCAGGTAGCGGTGGAGGATGGAACAAAGGATTGAAAACACCACAAGAAATTTGCGATAAACAATCAGCAGCAATGCTTGGAAGGGTTTATTCAGATGAGCACAAAGCAAATATTTCAGAAGGTCGTAAAAAGTTTTTATCTGAGACTGGTGGATTTACACTAGAACACAGGCAAAAACTCAGAGACGCAGCATTGGATCAATATGAACGTGGTTTTAATCCAAATGCTCATCATCGTTATGGATATCACAAATCTACAAAGTGCGAAAAAGCTTTCTATCGTTCATCGTATGAGAAAAAAGCTTTTATGATTCTTGATGAAATGCAAGACGTGAAAAAATATGAAGTTGAAAAAATAAAAATTCCATATTGGAATCCATTGGAAAAAACAGAAGCCATTTTCATTGTTGACATACTAGTTGAGCTTCACGATGGATCAAGAAAGATCATAGAAATCAAACCGATAAGCTGGATGAACAGTTTGGTTAATGCATCTAAAATAGATGCATTAAAAATATGGTCTGAAAAAGAAAATGTTGTTTGCGAAATTTGGGACGAACATAAACTATTTGGAGAAGTCAATACGTATCAAAAAATTCAAAAATTTATCGATTGGATTGATTCTGGTAGTGTTGGTGATATTGAAAATGTCAACGAAGATATAATCAATGCCAGAAAAGAAAAATCCCGTTTAAAATCGAATAATTTTTATGAAAACAATTTATCAAACAAAATCATTGTTTTTTGCAAGCATTGTCAAAAACAACATGAAGTTAGAGAGATAACATACAAACAACACTTAGAAAAATATGGAACATATAAATGCTCTGTAGAAAATGGTGCTATTGGCGGTTCTGCTCCCAAGCCAAAAAAAGAAAATCCATATGCTATTGAAGGCAAAAAGGAATGCAACAATTGCAAATGCGTAAAGGATTTTGAGGAATTTGGATTAGATAAATTAAAATCAGATGGTTATGCTACACAATGCA